GCGATGTCCTCCAGTTCGTCATACAGGTATCTCTGTCGGGGTGTCCACCCGTACATTCCCTCTTCCAACCCTCGGGTGTCTGCCTGTTCCTCATTGAGTCGTCTCACAACATCCTCCGCATACCGTTGCGCTCGCAGCGCAGCCGACCTTGTAGAACCAGAACCCCACAGCAGGTGTGCGACCAAACCGGGAGTGATTTCGCCTTCCTCATCCACCGCTTGCAGGTCAGTGAGGTGGCGAGCAATCCAAGGGCCGATCCTGCGCCACTTGTCCTCAGACACTTCACCGCGCACCATCGCCCGAGCCTCACGGACGGTTGCTGGTTGCAAACCGTCACCGGCTTCACCGTCTGCGTATAGACGCAGACCGCGACGAGCAGCAGCCACCATGTAGTCAGGTGGAGTCAAATCAACCTGACGCGATGACATTTCTTCCATGTCATCTTCCTCGTCCAGATCGTCAATCTTTGTCAGGGTGGAGAACTTGTGACCTACGAACACCTCAGTTGGTTCCCAACCTTCTGCGCCTTGACGGTAAATACGGATCAGGGCTGCAGGATCATCTTCGGTTGCTGTGATCGACAAATCGGTGTCAGGGATACCGAGGTTGCCTTCACGCATGATGTATTCAACTCTTCCTCTGGCGCGACCACCTGAGGAGTTCCAAGAAACGAAATCGCCTTCTTCCAGTTCGTCTGGCATCGCACGTTCGCCACCGGGTTCCATGCCTTCGCTGATTGAAACAGCAACCATCTGGTCAATCGCATCCTGCTTCGTGGTGTGGCAACCGATTACTTCGCCATCTTCTTTGATGGCAGCCCAACCTGAGCAACCAGCAGCCTTGTCGGTGATGTAATACGGCATCAGAGAAACTCCCTCAACCAGCAGATTTTGTGACCATTCTTGACTGATGTTGCATACAGCGCATCCAACGGATTCACGACGAGTTCAACGGCTGTCGCTTTGTCCAACCTGTACCCGTTGTCAATCGTGACATTAGGGCCACCTATGTAGCACTCTGTTGTTTGATCCATGTTCTGCAGCAGAATCCGAAACGGCATTTGACTGATTCCGTCGATAGCGGTGGGTGTCAAACCGATGGACGTTTGCCCGGTTGCGATTGGCATTACTGAACCTCGTATGCAGACAACGGGTCTGTCGGATCAAGCGTTGCGAGTGGTTGCAACTGCGTGGATGGAACTCCGGTGTGGGCAATTTCAGGTAGCCCAAGTGCAGACATGACTGACGCTGGCTCAAAACCTGACAGGATCAGACGTTGCGCCATTGTGGTTTTCTTTTCCAACTCGGTGAGGTTGGATGCTGCGAGATCGACGTTGGCGAGTGGCACACGATAGACATCTCCACCGTCCACAGGGGTCATGTCCTCCAGACGGTGAATGTCGTTGATTGACAACCAGCCAGCCTGCAAACCTGACGAATACACCGATGCACGGGTTTGGCTGTCGCCCCTGAGTAAACCGTCCACGTTGAACTTCAAGAACACACCCTCAGGAAGCATCTTGTTGTAAGCGTCCTCAATCTTCACAATGTATGGACGCAGCGTGTGGGTGACGAAGTGAATGGCGTTCGCTTCCACCGACGCATAAGACATTGAGCCGGGTGTGGTGACTGACAGCAGCGATGGTGGGCAACGGAAGATTCTCGCAATCTCCTCAATGGAGAGTCGGCGCGACTCCAACATTTGTGCTTCGTTCGGATCAACACCTGTTTTCACGAACTTGGCTCCGGCTGACAGAATGCCGGGGCGGTGCGCCCTGCGAAGTCCTCGGTGACCTTGCTCAAATCCGTCCACCAGATTCTTCGCCTGCTCTTGCGTCAGGTTGCCGGGGAACTCAATGATGCCCGAGGTGGTGGAACCCTGACCGAAGAACCGTGACGCGAAATCTTCCAACGCTTTCGCCAACCCGAGGTTCTCCTTCAACAGTTCAATTCGGGACTGCCCACGCAAGTCACCGGGGAGGCGCATCTCAGTGATGTGAATCATGTCCTCAGCGCGTATCGCTGGCCCTTGTGCGTCACGAAGGGTGTAGACGATTTCTCGGCTCAACTCGTTCCGGTGGATTTCCACACGGGTTGGGTTCAGGACAGCCAACCCGACAATACCGTTGTCGTCACGAATGATGCGAATGAATGCGTTACCGTTCAGCAGCAAAGACACCAACACCTGTTGGAAGTGGTCGGTGCGATTCATCCCTGACTCGGGATAATCCAACCAGATTGGTCGCGGTCTGAACGGAACCCGTGTGCCATTCAAACGACGATAAGTGTCCACCGGCAGGGTGGAAATCGAATCAGCAATCAAACGAACACACGCATACACCGTGCCAATTTTCAGCGAATTGTCCTCAGTGACAATCGTTCCAGCAGGTGTCGTGAACGCATACGAGTCGCCAGCACCCCAAATGGTTTGGAAAGAAATCGCTCTTTGTTCGTCAGTTGTGAATAAGCGATCCAGCATCTACTACCTCTTGCGCCCGGTTGCAACCCCCCAAACTACCAAAGAGATGCCAGCAACAATGAACCCCACAGCAGGGGCGACAAGGAAGCAGCCGATTGTGATCGACAACAACCCAGCGACTTCCAATGCGTCAGTCACAGGAATCTTTCTCATACTCACCTCCCTCACACATTGAAGAACATCGGAACCTGTGCTTCAGGTGGTCGCTGGGTCGCACGATCCAACGCCATCACCAAAGCAATACAAGCGTCAATCTTGCGTCGGCTCTTACCCTTTGACAGTCGCCACCCGTTATCAGTCATGCGTTGCGCTGCTGACAACACCTGATCTGTGAACGTCGGTGAGCCATCATGCCTGACCCGACGCGACACGATGAGTTCATAGGCTTGACCGCAGGCAGGAACCATCCGGTTTGCTGACTGTGGGAACTCAACCATTGGTAGCCCATCATCGTGAAGAATCTCCGCAGAGCGTTGGAAATACGCCGGGTCAAACGCCACCTCCCTCAACTGGTACGTCATGTGCAACTCGCGCAGGTACGCCTCCACCGCAGCCACATCCACATTCTGTGAATCTGGGTGAATGATGTGCGCCCCTGTCACCAGCAAATCACCTTGTTTCTGCACCGCGACGATACCGATGGAATCATGCTTCAACGCCATGTCCACCCCAACCCATGTTGGTTCGCCGGGGATCAGGCGATCAGTTCCGGTGCATTGTTCCCACGCCCCAACTGGCAACCACGACTCCTGCGCCCTGACCCACTGCCCCAACCGGAATCTGCGGAACGCAGCCTCACTGGTTTGCTTCGCAGCCGACTCCATGTCGCGTGGATCAAGCAACCCTTCGGCAAGGTTCGGGTTCGCTTTCTCCCACTGCTTCTCATCAAAGATGTCGCAATCCGAGTCGGCTTCCCAGCACCAGAACCCAAACGTGGGATCATCAACCTCACCGGCTGCGACCTGTTTCCCGTACTGGTACATCTGACCGCACAACGACTCCAAATCAAACCCCGGTGTCGTGATGCCAACGATCAACGGTTCTAGTCGGTTGCCTGAACCGAGCGACAGCGCGTCGTACAACTCAGCGTTCGGCTGCACATGGATTTCGTCAAAGATGACGGTGGACGGGTTCAAACCCTGCGCCAGTTTTCCATCCGATGACAGCACCCGGTACACCGAACCGAACAACGGAACCTCAATCGCATCCCGGTACACCTTGCACTCGGCAGCGAGCAAAGGGTTGTTCAGAATCTGCTGCTTCGTTTCCCCGAACACAATCCGTGCCTGCTGCCTGTCACCAGCAGCCGAATACACCTCAGCACCCGGCTCACCAGCGAACAACGAATACAAAGCAATTGACGACCCAAGCAAAGATTTCCCGTTCTTCCTCGGCAGCGAAATCAGCGCACGACGATACCTGAGTCGGTTCCCATCTTTCGGGTTCCGTTCATACAGGCAACGAAGCAACCACTTCTGCCAATCGGTGAACTCCAACATCCCACCGGCTTTGAAGCCTTTAGTGACGGTGC